ACAATGGTGACCTGAACCCTGAACGAACTGCCCGGCTCCAAGAGTTGGAGGATCTTAGACCGGGCACATAGAGTAATCCGCATGATGAGTAGGAAGAGCCTATTGAAGGCTCAACCTATTTACTCGGTGGCTGCGTCGTCAGCCTTCTTCGGAATCAGCGACAGCTCGTCGATGGCGCCGCGGATGGCCTTGATCAGCTTGCCCTGTGACACGAAGACTTCTTGGGTAGCACCCGTGGAAGTCTGTGTCAGAAGAACGAAGCCGCCTTTGGCGAACTGGATGGTGATTTGGTCAGTCATGTTGTTTCCTTCTTGGCCTTACGGCCCTTGATTGGTGTTTCGTCTTGGTCGACGATCGCATCGATGTCTTCCTCAGACTGTGGTTCTGCGGCTGCGCCGCGTGCCAGCATCGGCGCGCAGGCCGGGTGCTTCAGCAGCTTGAGAGCAGTGGCTTCGTCGAAGTCCTTCTCCTTGAAGACGATACGCTCACCATCGACTTCGGCCACGTAACTGAGCTTCTCGCCCGGCTGCGTACCCTTGGCGGTGACGCCCATGTCAACAAGCAACTCCAGCAGACCCGATGTAGATGCCATGCCCGCGTTGTACGGAACCTCGAGCTCGACCTTGGTGCCCAGCTTCGCGAAGCGGGACTTGTAGGTCTCGAAGCGCATGCGAACACCGACGACCTCGCCTTCATCCTTGAGCTTCAGCTTCGTGACAATGCCGATGATCGAGGACGAAAACTTCGTCGAGTTGGTGATGGCCCACGCGCCATCGCCCATCATGATGTCCTGCGGGTAGACGTGGTCTGTGACCAGCATCGTGATTGGCAGGCGGCCAAGGTGACCCACTGCCAGTCGCAGCATCGCCTTGCGGCGCTTCGCCAGGATACCCTGATCTGACTTGATAATCCCGTCTTTCTCATAGTTGACCATTTCAGTTTCTGAACTGAGCATTGCCAAGCTATCAAGCACGATCAACGTCTTTGGTGCATCAAACTTGTCTTTCCCGTACGTTTTGATGTAATTGCTAAAAAACTCAGCAAGTACGTGGTTAACGTCTTCGATTGTGGTGACTGACAGATAGGTCAGCGTATCCTCAGAAACTGAACATCCGATCTTCGACAGGTATTCAACGTCAATGGCATGTTCACTGTCAAGGAACAGCACGTGATATCCGGCCTTTTGCGCTTGAAGCGCAATGTTTGACACTATAAAACTTTTGCCAGATCCACTTGGCCCCGCAAATAACGTCAGCTTACTCAGAGGAACCCCGTGTGTGAAGCTGCCGGAAAGAGCTCGGTTTAAGGCGAAGTTGCCCGTACTTAGCCACTCAGTTGTTGTCTTGATGCCAACACCAACAGTGTCAAGCTTTTCAACATCTTTCTTAAACTTTGCCAAAAATGATAATGTCATCTTACTTCTCCTAAAATTATGTCTTTGTAAATCTGTCTGTTCAGCCTCTTGATTGCTGCAACGTGGCTCTTAGAGACACCAAACTTCTCACTTACTTCTCGATGTAAACCTGGCTCTGCATATACTGCACGAATAATGTTGTCACTAAACTTTCTGGCAGATTGGGATCGTTTAGCTCTTACCTCAGGTTTGTTATTGGTGATGCGAAGGGTTGCGACTATCTGTTCTCTTATTTCAGACTTAGCCATTGCCCGCTTTGCATTATTAGAACACTTCAGCCGAACTAACGGATCTGCCATGCCAGTCTTTGTTGCTTCAGCATGTTTGATCTTCGTGGCTTCATCAGCCATCGCCTTTCTAACTGATTGCCCTATCTTTCCTCTTATCTGAACATCCTGCATTATCTCAGATGCTAACCTGCTTCTTGCTGTGCGATATTCGATAGATGCTCTTGCAGCCCGACTGTTCGTCTTCATTCTCTGCTTAGTCTCTGGGTCCGCTAAAGCTATCTTGACAGCAGATCCTATCCTCTTCTTTGTCTCAGGCTGAGCCATAGACGAACGGATCTTTTGTTTGGTTGCCTCAGTGACCCTATGACCAGAAGTGCCTTCACCACCGTCTGTCAAGTTATAGAGAGGCCCTGTTCCCAGATCCTCTCTACCATACAACGCTATCAGTCTTTTCTCTTCAGTCTTTGCCGCCTCTTCGTTCTCACAGTTGACAACGATCGGTGTGAGCCACTCATTCGTCAACCGTTTGACCTGCTGAAGCTTTCTTCCGAGATGAGATGCAGCCTTTCGGTGTGCTTTCCATCTACCACCTACACCCTTGCCGACGTACCGAGGCACATCGTCAATGACGTAGGTGTAGACGTAAAAGGTCATTTGCCGAGGACGTTATCGATCATGACCTTGGCAGAAGCGAGGGCGTTTTCAGCGGCCTCTTCTGCGGTATCAGCGTTGCCAGAGGCCTCGAGCTTGCCGTTGATAAATGCATTAGCAACAAAGCACCCTACCGACAGCTTGAGCTCTACCTCGACCCCGATTAGCTGGCCCTTGTAGCTTTCATTGATGCGCATGGCTTCCCCTTACTCGGCGTTGGCAGCAGCGGCTGCCTTGGCAGCCGCGCGTTGGCGCAGTTGCTCGACCACCGACAGCTTGGCACCACCAGCAGGTGCAGGAGCGACTTCACCTGCATCAGCAGCCTTCGGAGCCGGTGCCGGAGCAGCAGCGCGAGGGGCAGGCGTCGGAGCAGGCGTCTCGTCATCGTCACCAGCAGGCATCGATGCGCCGGTCTGATCAGCGATGAGCATCGCTTCGAGCTGCTCGCGGCCAGTCTTCGGCGTGCGGTAGTTCTTCAGGTCGTACAGCGTGATGGCTTCGATGATGTCATCGGCCACATCGGTCTGCTTCGGCGCGAAGCCCGAGGTCTGGTACGACGCATACTCACCCGACTTCGTCTTCTTGATGCGGAAGTTGTAGCCGCCCTTCAGCTCGTACGGAGCTTCTTCGAGGTCGCCAGATTTGAAGGCAGCCTGGATCTGATTGAAGATCGCGGGGCCGAAGTCGATCAGCTTGACGATCTGCTCGGCGTCGTGCTCGACAGGGGTGTCGATGACCAGGACTTGGCCGAGGTACGACTTCTTGCGGTAGTACTTCTTGCCGAGGTCCTTGTTGTGCTCAGGATCCTTCTCGTCATAGTACTTCTGCGACAGCGTGCAGATCGGGCAGTCTTCGCCGTACATCTTCAGGCACGCAACGCTTTCACGCTTGCCGTTGATGACCAGTTCGTGGGTGAGGTTCTCGACCAGGAAACCCATCGGGTTGTCTTCGTCCAGGTCAGGGAGATAACGGACAGTTGAGGTGCTGTCGTGGGGGGCCTTCCAAAATGGGAACTTCATTTTCCAAATTTGATCACCGCCACCGCCGGATGCCTTCTGAGCGAAGTTCGCGGCCAATTCTGCAAGACTTTTCTTTGCCATGGTATTTCTCCAAAATGAAAGTTGATGTAAACAATAAACTCACAGACACTCTATTGTGTCTGCAGTCTATTTATAGCATTGTACACTGAAGTTACAAATGGCCAACCTGTTACAAGGTTGAGCGGCCTTTCCAGATCGCTAAATACAGGCATGACAAAACCATACACATACTTGATAGGTTGGCCCGAACACAATCGCTGGTACTACGGCGTGAGGTATCGGAGGAACTGCGATCCCTCAGATCTTTGGGTATCGTACTTCACCAGTTCCATACACGTAGCACGCTTCAGGGCGGAACATGGTGATCCACCTGTGCGTCAGATCAGGAAAGTGTTTGACCTAAACGGTCCTGCCAGAAACTGGGAAGCGCGGGTACTTCGAAGGATGAAGGTGCGCTTAGATAAGAGATTTATCAATCGATCTGCAATCCCAGCACTTCCGCCAGAAAAACATCCTGACCACGTAGAGAAGATTGCAGCCAAACTCAGAGGCAAACACCTCTCTGCTGAACATCGACAGAAACTAAGCGATTACAGGACAGGACGGACTTTTGGTCCCCACACAGAAGAGACCAAGCGCAAAATGTCAGAAGCCAAGAAGGGAAAGATCTGTACCCCTGAACACTGCGCCAATATTGCTTTAGCATCCTCTAAACGCATCCAGTCAGATGAAGAGCGTGCCAAGCGGAAGGCATCTCTGACGGGGAAGAAGAAAAGCCCTGAGCACGTCAGGGCTGTGGTGGAGGCAAAGAGGCTGAAGAGACTTGGGCGTCTTGCTGCGACTTAGATCCCTGGCACGACAACCACGGCATCCACTTCACTGCCCAACGAGGCGCAGGTCTGTGCGAAGTACTGCTGCTTCAAGGAGGTGTATGGCACCTCCTTGTCGCCTCGCGTCTTCTGACGGGCCAACAACGTCTCGAAGGTGTTCCAGAACTCGACAGCAACGACCCGCTGCCCGATGTTGCGCGCCTCCTGCACCCACCGAGCACGCGCCTTTCTCGAGCCATTGGTGTTGTCGACGAAGATATCCATCTTCCCGATGCGGGCGTCGTGGTACACGTCCTTCACCTTCTCATCCATGTAGACCTTGAACTCCTTCTCATGCTCGCAGCAGTAGGCAAAGGCGTCACGGTAGATCTGCTTCATCTCCTCAGGCCCGATGGTTTGACCCAACTCCTCGTCAGTGCAGGGCACCATCTGGTAGAAGTACGCCAATCGGTACGTATCCATCGAGACCAAGCGGGTGGAGGCGCGCTTGTTCTGATCGACCCACGTCGTCTTGCCCGAGCCCGAGGGCCCGATCAAGATGTAGGTCGTGCCGCCGAACGGATCAACCTTCGCCGCAGGGGTAAAGGCCAACTTCTGGAAGTCGTAGATCCAGTCCTCGACAGCCTGCAACTTCTGCTCATGGTCGTCAGAGATCCGACCAGCAGCGTCTGATCGCAGGCAATCGAAGAACGTCTGCTCGTGCTCCCGCATGACGTGAGCACAGGCGGTGCGCAAGGCAGCACGCTTCGTGGCGTCCTTCAAGCCGAAGGGCAAGTGGTTCTCGATCATCCAGCGGATCTGCCGAGCCTCGTGCACCGTCAACAACTCCTGCAAGGCGGGGTCCTTCAACCACTGCTCGGTGAAGGTGACTGCGCTGTCCTGCTCATGACCAGCGTACCGACGATAGACGCCAGAGCCGTCCTTCTTCTCGAGGACCTCCTCAGCAGCGGGTTTTCCCGCGTCATGAAAGCACAACTCGATCATCGCCAACTTGTTCTGGTGTTCGGAGCGATGCGGAGCGAAGTGCTCCATGTAGTAGTCCATCGCCATCTGGGTATGGACAGCAACGTTTTCTTCACGGTGCCAAGGCGATGCCTCGACCGTGGCGACCATGACCTGCCAGAGATCAGAGGCCTGGAAGTTCGTGATGTAATACTGGTAGGTCATTGTTGTATCCTTGAACGGTGCCGTCGCTGAAGCCAAGTTGATAGGCTGCGTTGAGTAGAAGGATGATGCCGTCGACTTCATCTTCATTGAAACCCTCGACAGTCCGCACCTCGCGACCTTCGTAGCGGATCGAGTAGACATTTCGACGGAGGAAGCCGGCGGTCTGCTTCAGTCGGTAGTCGTAGGGCTTGAGATTGGTGATTGACATTGAAGCCATTGTATCACATCTCTTGACTGATGTACACCTTGGGAGATGTAACATCAGTCGTAGGAGGGGTCAGGGAGGCAGGTCTGTACGCATTGAGGCGACGTCGTGATGCCGCCCTCGATGCTCAGGACAGCAGTGACACGGTAGATCGAGCCATTGGTGCCATGCAGCCAGACAGCGGTGCCATTGGCGTCGAAGGCAACCGAGCCAATCTCGGTGCCGATCAATTTCTCGAAACCGTTCGTCTTCACTTGGCACCTCGCAGGATCAACGTGTCGGTAGAGGGAATGTACGACACGATCTGTCGCCCGCCCATGTAGGATGAGATCGGCGGGCAACCCGCACGGTACCAGTCCATGCAGGAGCGTCGATCCCAGACGCCCTTCCGTGCGATCTCGAAGCGCTTGCTGTCCATCAATTGCCACTGTTCGTAGGCTTCTTTGACGGTCTTGCCCCAGCCCGAACGGTGGGTAGCCTTGTCGGAGCACCAGTAGAGGCCCTGCATGTTCTTCTTGATCCGGGGCTTGGCGTCCCCAGTCACGGTGCGTGTCCACTTGCTCATGTCAGTCGATCCTTGATTGGGCGCTGGCCCGTTGCTTCATGCCTCGGTCAGTGAACCACTTGTTGAGGATCTCGGCGAAGATCTCGGCACCCTCGTACTTGGCGTCCATGCACTGGGTGTGGTTGCCGGAAGGGTTGTAGATCTGGAAACCACCAGCGTAGTCATCCGTACTGCCCAGGTCGGCCTCCTTCATGGCCTTCACGAAGGAGCCATTGGCAGGCCGGATCTTGACCCAAGCGAAGCCGCAGGGATACCACTGGTCTGGATGCTTGTCCAGGTAGGCCTGGGTGGCCTTTGAGGCCTCCTGCTGGGCCAACGTATAGATCAGCATCTCGTCATCGTAGGTCTTCACTTGGAGACCCCCAGAAATACCTGTTGAAACTCCTTGAACTTGCAGAGCGTCTCGAAGTTGAGCATCTTGAAGAGCATACCATCCGTCAAGAAGAT